TTTCATGTTTAAAACAACTATAACAGAGTTTTTGAGCTTTTAGTTTATAAACTTTATAAAAAATTACATTATTGTAACAAAATAATGGTGATATATTTTTTTTATAAAATCTAACTAAATCTCTTACCTGCCAATTATTACTTTTTACATAGGGTTGGAGTGGATTATCGCATATGTAACATCTACCTTTACATTTGATATTAATATACATAAAAGAAAAACAATTTATTCTTTTATGTACTATAATAAAGTTAGACAACCGGATGGAACTACTGTTATAGGTATAAATTACAACGAAGAAAGACCAAGTGTGTTGGAAGTTTTACCTACTATCGAAAGTCGACAACAACCACAACCGCAACCTGAATACCAAATATTCAAATCGGATATTGTACATTGGTTGAATTTATTTATTATTATAATCAGTATATATTATACACTTGTATATGATAATATTATATCTATAGTTAATTGTTTAGCATGTATATTACCATTACATAGCACACAAAATAATAATATTTACAGTATTATTGTGTACACGGTATATATTATGTTTACCATGTTATTAACAACATTTTTGGGTATATATGAATATATATGGTATTATTTTACGTGTAATGTTGTAATTATGTGTATTTTTTTAACCTCAGTTGCAAAATATGTAATACATATCAGGAATCAAAACCAAACAATAAATCAACATGTTGTATGAAAAAAATGACTTAGATATTGCCAGAGGTTTATACAAAAACCAACCGGAAAAATGTGAACAATTTGTGAGAAGTATTCATAAGCTTAGAGAATCTCATAAAAAGTACAGTGATAAACGAGAGAAAAGTAAAATAGTTTTTTTAGATATTGTTCCAGATAAACACATAGTAAATAGACATAAGAATATTACATGTCAGGCTATAACAATGAGTGGTAAACGATGTTCTTTTAAATCAACATGTGGAATATATTGTAAAAAACATAATAATAGTCATAAAAAATAAATATATTGTTATAATAATAATGTTAGATCAGGAAACACTCAGACCCGTTATAATATCAATGGCACTTTACCTCGCTATATCGCAAATTATCCCAGAAATTCTTAAAAAACCAACAAATATAGGACCCGTTGATGAAATTGTTGCCATGTTAATCGCTCAAAAGGGGTCACTCACTTCCGGCGCTATTCTCACTGGACTCATTATCTTCATGACTAATTACATTAACGACGAATTCTTGTAAAACATTGTTTTTACATGTCAGCATTCGGGTTTTCGTATGATCCATATATCTTATTTTTTTATTGTAAGCATCTACCATAAATTCCATGAGTTGGTCTACATTGGGTTTTCCCCACTGCATACCTTCTTTGTATAAAAAATCATCTCTTGGTATTTCTTGTAAATCACATTTAATAGTATAAGGTGTTTTTATATATTCTTTTGCCCCACCATAATCTGTTATTATTACCGGTTTGTCTCTTATAGCAGATTCTACTGCACCCATACCAACACCTTCTGATGATGAGAAGCTTACATAACAATCTGATTTACTGTGTATATCTTCCATAACTTCGTCGGATACCAGGTCGTTTATAACAGTTACGTTTGGTAAGTTTATATTAACGGGTTGTTTACATGTAGCTTTAACAATTAATCTAGAGTCTGGTTTATTTAATCGTAAAAAACACTCTAATATTTTATTAAAATTTTTACGAGGATCGTGTACATTACCTATATGGTAAAATGTATACGGTCTTTTATCGGGTATATGTGCGTGTATTACAAAAAAATGTTTATCTGGAAATTGTCTTTTAAAAATTTTTCTACAGTATTCACTTGGCACTGCAATTTTATCAAATAAATCAAAAAGATTACCGTAATCTTCGTGCACTGTTTCTGTTTCACATACCGTCATACAAGTTACATGTTTTACTTTTCTTTTAATTTCTGGTATTTTGTCTAACCAATACTTTACGGGAAGTGCGAATATAAATGCATGTTCAGACTCTGGTATTTCATCGTGTATTTCTAAATATTTAGTATATTCATCAACGGGAAAAAGGTCCATGTATTTTTTACAGTGTTGACCTATTCCACTCAGGAGAGTTGGACCTATGAATAACATTTAGTATAAAGATAATATTTCTTTTATATATATTACGCGATGGACTCTGTCAGAGAAAAAATTGAACATGCTCTTCAACGACCAAAAATTCACAAAACTGAAATATATGGTATAATTAAAGAAATTGCCGACACTATTAAGGCTCCAGCTCCAGCTCCAGCTCCAGCTCCAGCTCCAGCTCCAGCACCAGCTCCAGCTCCAGCTCCAGCACCAGCTCCAGCACCAGCACCAGCACCAGCACCAGCTCCAGCACCAGCTCCAGCTAAAAAAGCTGCTACACCAAAGAAAACACCAGCTAAAAAAGCTGCTACACCAAAGAAAACACCAGCTAAAAAGTCGGCTGCATCTGCATAGGCATCGGTTGTGAAACCTTGCGATTTAGTAAGTAATAACCACCACCCATAAACATTAAAAATATAAAAAGGTACATTAATGGAATTTTCTTTCTTTTTTCTCTTTCCATTTTTTCAATATCATTCTTATCTGGAAGTTTTTCGACATTTATGTTGAGTTCATCTATCTTACCGATAAGTTTATGCAAAGCCTCGAGAATCTGAACTTCTCTATTTATAGGTTTTTCTTTTACATCTATAGTTGTTATTTCAAGAACCATATACCACGCTGCATCAGGCTGTAAAGTAACGTAATCAGTGTCTTCCTGATACTCGTATAATTCAAAATTTAGTTTTTGTATAGATATGGGATTAAATAAGTTTGTTTGTCTTTGAAACCCTTTCCATTGTTTATCCCTAATGATAGTATGCGAACCATGATTGAAATGTCTTTCTAATGGTACTCTCGCTAAAACCTGACCATGTCTTTCATCGAGTATTTGTGCTCTTTTTGGTACATCTTCACATATAATATCAACGTATTTTGCAACGCTACTTACATGTGAATCAGAGTTCGGATTAGCTTGACCAACCTGTGTGATATAAAAATCAACTGGTTTCAGTCCACATACCTGTGACATTTCTTCTAAATGTAAATTTGATTCAAGTGTTAGATCTATAGAAAATGTATTATTTGAACCATTTACATATTTTGAATCTATTATAATGTATTGTACTTTTTTGGGTAAGTCCTGGAGTGAAACCATCTTGTATTTACAATATAAAAAAATAAACATAAATAATAACATGTTTTCGTTTTACTCTAGTATATCTCGCTTATTGGGTTCAAATACACAAACACTAAAATCAACGGAGTCCTATGTATCATTACATCCTAATACGATATACTCTGATATGATGTTATCATCGGAATTTTCGAGTAATAAAATTATATCAAAAAACGACAGTGGCGAAACTATTATTTTAGAATATTTAAAGCATGACAAAACATTCGATAAATATAGTCCTAAGTTTTTTAAATATAAATAAAGATTTAATAAACTTAATATACAAATGAAATGGATTACATCCACTTACACACACACGACTATAAAATCGCTTTCTGTCAAGCGACAAATGAACTCTGTGAAGACGTCCAAAGGATTATATGGGAAAAATCTCAAAAATATGAATACGAAAACCTTGTGTGTCCAGGAGCCCCGGAAAAACAATTACGAAATACACGATTCTCAAAAGAAAGACTCGAAACCTTGTCCAGAAAATGGAAAGAAAAATGGGGGGAACCAACTTTATCAACGTATGAAAACACTGGCATATGAAGAGTTTTGTTACACAGATTTTAAACGCGAAGAATACGATTCGTATTCATTGGTTTTATACAGAACAATGTTAAATGAATTAGAATACGAAAGGCGTAATTTGAAATACATAAACCTTTTCGGTGAAAAGTGGAGAAAAATGTCTAGAAAACAAGATAATTTTACACACGAAGATAGATTAACTGAAATTCAAGTTCGTATATACGAATCAGTTACTCGATGTGAAGAATTTCTGGATAAAGAACGTAAATTTAAAAAGAAATATTTTAATGACGAAAACATAGATATTGATTTAATGAATTAGATACTTAATGAATAAATTGTAATGTATATTAATTAATGTTAAATATAATAAATCCTGCACAAAAAACACTTAGAATATCGTGTCCAACTAAAAGAAAAGAGGGTATATCTGAGTACGAACATATTAAGACAAAGATTAAAAAATCAACACTGAAATACGGTGTAGCAGTTTCGACTTACCATTTTATTTTTCATACACCAATCGATGGTATATCTGCTACTATGGGTACTATAGCTTCTTGTATATACGTAGATTCACTGTCTACGTATGTTGATAATATTGAAAGATTACCAGGTATAAATAAAAGATTACTGGTACCCACACTTCTAGCTTTATCAGAATCCATGTGGAATTCATATGATTTGGGTTTTGATTTTAATATGGGTGCAACTTTATTCGGTTTTTTATCATATAAAATGGCTTTTTATCAAATTGTAGCTGAAGAGTTATTAATGAACGACGATGACCTAAGTGGGATCGACGAAATATAAAAATTAAATAAAAAAACAAAAATGTCTTTATTCTTTAATCTTTTAAAAACACACACTGAAATTGTTCAACTCAAAGATATGAACGAAGTCATGTCTAATGCCTTGGGTTTATTCGAACCTATTGACGTTGAAGTTTTTGCTCTTAAACCCAAACAAGGTTTTCCGACTGAACTTGGTAATAATACGTATCTCGGTTATGTTTGTTTGAGTAAAGTTGGTGATAGAGAGGATATTCGAATGATTCAATTTTATCATGAAAATAAGGGGTGTGAAGAAATTACATTACCTTTTTTAAATATGCTTGTGGATGAATTATCTCCTAAAGATGGATCAGTAGTAGATTACAGAGAAATGATAATTGTACCTTATGTTATCAGATCAGAAAGACGTATGTGGACTAAATATATGAAGAGATATTTTGAAGATATCGAATCCGGTGAAAAGTTTTTCTTAAAAAACAAAATACCGGTAAAT